TCGGCTACGGGTATGCCTTCAAATTCCAACGCACGGCATCGCAGACCGGCGTTGTCCAGAGCTGCATGGTGCAGGTCGTCGAGAGCGTGAACGCCTACCAGTTCCAGGGCCAGACTGCGGAATTGGACTTCCACGCCTATACCGGCGCCAATTTCTCTGCGGCGTCGGCCGCTATGACGGCCTACATCATCACCGGAACCGCGGCCGACGAAGGTCTATCCAGCCTTGTGGCCGGATCATGGACCGGACAGGCCAACGCGACAGCAGCGGTCATTTCTCTGGGCGGCGTCTCAACTGCCGGCCGCTACGCTGCGATCGCGGCCATCCCGTCCGGTACGGCCGAAATCGCGGTCGAACTTTGCTACAAGCCGGTCGGTACGGCTGGCGCCAACGACTACATCGCCTTCGCCGGTATCCAACTTATCCGCAACCCGGCCAATGCATCGTTTGCTAGCGGCGTCGTCGGCTATTCTTCGACGACAGCCAACCTGACGTTGGCGGCGTTTGAGCGGCGTACGCAAGCGGCCGAGACAAACTATCAGTACCGCTATTACTATCGGCTCGCGGAAGCGACCGTTTCCAACGCCCTTTACGTAGTGGCTCCCTGTGCAGTGTCGACGACCAGCCTTGGCGTCTGCATGGTGCCGTTCCCGGTGCCGATGCGGGTGGCGCCAGCGGTAACGCTGACGACCGGCTTTGGCATGACGGTCGCAGCGCAAACCTCGGCAGTTGCTTGTACGGCGCTGGCGGTCGCCGGCGGCTCCGGGCTCTCCTTGGTGGCCAGCCCGACCGGGGCACCAATCACCTGCGCCAGCAGCGCGGGCTTTGGCGCCGCCGGCACGGCCGCATTCCTGACGGTGATGGCATCGACCAGCGCCGGCGTCATCAGCGCGAGCGCGGAACTGTAAATTTGCCTCCGGTTTCGCAACAGCAGAGAAAGCTCATGTGGGCCGCTGCTTCAAAGAAGGGGGGCGCCGGTGGCGTCCCCCAGGGCGTCGGTAAGGAGTTCGCGAAAGCCGACCCCGGAGGCAAGCTTCCCGAGCGCAAGGGCACCCGCAGGGAACGGCTCTATACGAACAAACGAAGCAAGGGCTGAGATGCCCATCACGTTGCTCGATATGACGTCAAGGACGAAGCCGATGGCCGACAAGCCGAAGAAGAAATGGATACAGGGTGCGATCAAGCATCCCGGTGCCTTCAAGGCCAAGGCCGAAGCGGCCGGAAAGACGACGAAGGAATTTGCTTCCGAGCATTCTGGTGACAGCGGCACACTCGGCAAGCAGGCGCGCCTTGCGACCAATCTCATGGGCATGGGCCACAAGCGCACGGACCGCCAAGCTCGCCTCTACAACAAAACGAAGGATTGATCCGATGGCCGACCGCGAAGGGCGCCGCGAGCGCATGTACGGCAAGGGCGAAGAGAAGGCCCCCGAGAAGAAGCCCGCTGCGAAGGCTGAGGAGGCCAAGGGCGAGAGCAAGGCCGAGGACAAGAAGGAAGGTGGCGAGGGCAAGGAGAGCATGCCTGAGCGCCACGCTGAGGCCCGCAAGGCCCTACAGAAGACCCACGAGACCGAGCGGCGCGACATGCACGGCAATCACCGTGAGGAACACCGGCAAATGTCGGCTCGGCATGAGAAGGCCATCGCGGCTCTAGGCAACCAGCAAGAGGCTGAGATGGCCGGTGGCGGAGTTGGAGCCGCAGGTGCCGTTCCCGGTGCCGCTGGAGAGCCTCAAGCGCCCGGCGCTGGCGGCGCGGCTCCTCCGGTCTAGGAGACAGACATGCTTCTCCCGATGGTTTCGCTCGAGCTCGACGACGACAGTAAGTTGGATGCGCTGATGCCCATCCAGATGGCGGACAAGCCGGACTATCCGTTTGGAACCCGCATATGCCTCACCAGCGACGAGATCACGAAGCTGGGCATCGACCCGACCGAAGCCACAGTGGGCGGTCAATTCATGATGCAGGGGCTTGCGCGGATCACGTCGGTGTCCTGCAATGACACTGGCGACGGTGATAAGTGCTGGCGCATCGAAGCGCAGATCGAGGACATGGGCATCCTCGGCCAAGACGAAGACGACGGGAGCGGCGCGAAATACTGAGACCTCGCGCGCTCGGAATTTCAACGCGAGGCTCTGACATGCGGTTCGTCCGTCTCCTGTCTGTATTTCTCGGTGCTCTGGCCTTCCTTGGAAGTGCAGCCCTTGCGCAGGCCGTTCCCTTGCAGGGCGGTCCTTGGACGCCGGGCCATGTGCCGATGTACTCGAGCAGCGGCAATTCCCAGCCGGTCATTCAGGACAGCGGCCCAGCAGGCGGCGGTGCGCAGGGTCTCGGCATAGCGGAGGGCCTGTACGTGGCCCGCGGTACCGGGACGCCTCCCTATGCCGCCCAAGGCACCGGGCCATTCGGGACCAACGTCTGCGACTATGATGGCCCGGTCACCAGCGCGGCGGGGTATCACTTCCTCTGCTTCAGCGCGAACGCCCAAGGCGGCGGCCTCATATCGTATGGCGCTGGTGGTGGTGCGTCGACGCTGCCCCTCCAGATCAACGTCAATGGAACCCTGGCTCCGCTGTCGTTCGCAGCCGTCTCCCCGCTCACCATCAGTGGCGGCAATCTTTCGCTGGGGATCGACGCACAGTTCGCCGTGGTCAGCAACAAGCTGGCGCTCGCTTCGGTAGCTGGTGGCGACCTTCTGGCAAATGCCACGGCCGGGAGCGCCGAACCTTCCGGGGTGACGCCTTCGGCGTGGCTGAGCCAATGGTGCAGCCTGTCCGCTGACCAGGTGCCCTACAGCACCGGCGCGAGCACTTGGGGCTGTCTTGGCCTTCTGGGCACGTCGCATACGTGGACCGGGACGCAGACCTTCTCGCCGTCGATCGCGGTTGGATCTGGCGGGACCGGAGCAAGTACTTTCACCGCCAACGCTCCGCTGATTGGCGCCGGGGCATCTCCAGTCACGGTCGGGTCACGGTCTGGCACGACGACGGTATTCGCAACAGCCTCGGGAGCTCTGGCGAACGGCGATTGTGTCTCGCTGAACAACGGAAACATGATCGATGCTGGTGGGCCGTGCACGACCGGAGGCGGTGGGGGCACCGTCACCGCGGGCACCGCGAACCAGCTTGCCTATTACGCTACCACAGCCGCGACGGTGTCTGGCCTCGCGTCAGGCAACAATGGAACGCTGGTCACTGATGGGTCCGGTGTTCCCTCGATCTCATCGACGCTGCCCAGTGCCGTCCAAGGCAACATCACCGCTCTTGGGACGATCGCAACTGGCGTCTGGCATGGGACGGCAGTCGTTCCAACATACGGCGGCACCGGCCTCGCCACACTGACCGCAAACGCCGTCATGCTGGGCGAGGGCACGTCCAACGTCGGCTTTGCGACCATCGGCACGGCTGGGCGCCTGTTCCTTGATCAAGGTGCCTCCGCCGATCCGGCATTTAAGGCACTGTCGCAGGACTGCACGATCACGTCGGCCGGCGTCATCACCTGCACCAAGACGAACAATGTGTCCTTCGGCACGGCGGCGACAACCAACTCGACCGCCTACTTTCAGGTCGCCAACAACCTGTCGGAGGGCACCGCGGCCACGGAGCGCGTCAACCTTGGCATCGGGGCCGTTCTTTCAACAATCAGCGCATCCCTCGGAGGCATCTAATGAAGCTCCTACGCCTATTCCTTGCCGCGGCCCTTCTCGCCCTCGCTGGGCCCGCCTTGGCAGCGATCACCGCCACGCCGGTCTTTGTCCAGACACCCAATGCCGGCGCGGCGACCTTCATCCAAGGGACCGATACCGCAGGCACCTTCAAGACGATCTACACCGGCGGGACGAACGGATCGAAATGCACGGCGCTGATGGCCGCGAGCAACGATAACTCTGCCTCGCATCTTCTCACTGTCGAGCTCATCCACACCGCCACGATACCGATGGTCGGGGCCACCATTCCGGTCTCGGGCGCGGCGAATGCCTATGGGACGCCACTCAACCTGATGTCGGCAGCGAACTGGCCAGGGCTTCCTCTCGATAGCGACGGGAACCCGAACTTCTACCTCGCCAGCGGCGACACGCTGAAGGCGACCTTCGCCACGGCGCTGACCTCGACCGACCAGATAAATTTCCTGGCGGTTTGTGCAGATTTTTGAGGGCAGTCCCATGAAGCGGCTTTCTACTCTCCTGCTGGCAGTCCTGATCGGCACCAGCCAAGTGCTGGCTGGAAACTTCGTCATGCCCGGGGAGCAGGCCACCCAGTCCCTGAAAGCCGGCATTGCTGCACTGGCACCGGCGACGTCAGACCCGGCTGCCCTGATCAAGCGACTCACGGCCAATGCTGGAGCGACGAACGGCACGAGCGCGCAGCCGTGGTTCCCGACCGCTGGTGCTGTCACCGTCGCCGCCGGAACGCTCTATAAATTCAGGGGGCTGCTGGCGCTAAGTGTGACCAACGGTTCCATTAACCTCAGCACGGCGTTCGCGGGGACGGCCACTCTAACCAACATATCGTACGTAGCTACCGCAGCCGTCGCTTCTGGCTCTGCTCCGGTCGAAACAGTTGTTGCTACCGCAGCGGCAGCCATCGTCGCCACTGGCGTGACTGCAGCGGGGCCCGTGCCCGTGCTCATCGAAGGAACGCTGCTGGTAAATGCTGGTGGCACTTTGATTCCGCAGTTCAAATGGAGCGGCACCCCGGGTACCAATTCCGTCCTGCTTGGGACTTATTTCGAGTTGATAGCCGTGACCAACAATCCAAACGGCACTTGGCAATAGGGGGCTCGAAAGGATATGCGATGTCTCACCGCCTTCTCTCAACCCTCGCCTTCGCTTGTTCGTTCGCCTTCGCCGCACCAACTGGGGCAAGCGAGCGCGGCGTAGCCTCGTGGTATGGTCCTGGCTTCTTCGGACACCGGACTGCGTGCGGATCGATCCTGACGCGGGTATCCTACTGGATCGCGCACAAGTCACTGCCCTGCGGCACTCGGGTTCGCGTGACCAACCGTGTCAACGGCCGGAGCATTGTGGTGCGTGTCCAGGATCGCGGTCCCTACGTTCGCGGACGCATAGCCGACCTGACCATCGCGGCGGCTGGAGCTCTCGGGGTTAGAGGGACGGCTCCGGTGCTGGTCGAGGTACTGAGGTGAGATCATGGTGAGCGCAGTCGATGTGGTCAACGAAGCGATTATGCAGATTGGCGACAATCAGCCCCTCGTAACGGGTAATGCCCCCAACTTCGATAGCTCTGCGGCGGGACTGGCGGCGGCGCAACTCTACGCGCCTTGCGTTGCCACGGTCATGCGAAGCTTCGAATGGGATTTCTCACGGAACACGATTGCCCTGGTCGTCACTGGGAACGTGGCGCCGTTCCCGTGGTCATTCGAGTATGGGTATCCGCCAAATGGGATCGAGGTGTGGCAGGTCATGCCCACGGCCGCCGCCGATCCATACGATCCTCTCCCGGTGAACTTCATCATCGAGAACGCGGTGGTGGGCGGAACTCAGAAGCGCGTCATCCATACCAATCTCTCCCCGGCCCAGGTCGTCTACAACAACAATCCGACCGAGAACACATGGGATTCTGCTTTTCGCGAGGCGGTGGTGAGACTGCTCGCCAGCGAACTCGCGATGGCGATTGCCGGGAAGCCTGACTTCGCCCAATCTGCCCTTGAGAGTGCGAGCGCGTTCGAGTCCGCCGCCACGCAGAGGCGCAACTAAATGGTCGCCAGCGTAAATTCAGTTGCTGACATCATCAACAACAGCCTCGTGCGCATTGGCTGGAAGCAGCCCATCGCTAATCTGTACGATGGCTCTGCAGCGTCTCAACTTGCGTTACAAATTTTCGGCCAGACCCGCGACGAACTCCTGCGCAAGATGGAGCCCGGCTTCTCCATGTGCAACGCTGCGATGACGCTGCTCAAGGCGGCCCCGCCGGGCGGCTACATCCCCGGAGTGACGCCGTGGGACCCGACCCTCTACCCGCCGGTGAGCTGGCTGTTTGAGTACAGTTATCCCGGAGACTGTCTGAAGGTTCGCGCCGTCAAACCAACGCCGATGTTCTTTCCGAACGTCGACCCTCAGCCGAACGTCTTTTCCATCGACAACGACAACACCTACACACCGCCCCAGCGCGTGATCCTGTGCAACGTCGCCGACGCCCTGCTGGTGTACACTCGCCGCGTGACATCGCCATTGAACATGGACGTCGGCTTCTTGGAGGCACTGGCCGAAACGCTCGGCGAGCGCCTGGCACCGGGTCTCGTTGGACTTGACGCAGCCAAGCTCGAGGGCGGCGAGGCGCAGGGCGAGACAGCCATGGCCGAGATGGAGCAGGGCTGATGGCGAATTTGCCGACAGACCTCTCGAATCAAGCCCTTGACGCGATTGGCTGGGCCGAAATCCTGGGAGACATCCAAGACGGCAGTCGCGAGGCGCAGGTATTGTTGCGCGCGTACAGTGAGTGCTTGAAGCAGCTTCTTCGTGCGGCCCATTGGGATTTCGCACGGAAGGAAGCGCCTCTTGACCTGCTCGCCGATGCAAGCGGGAACACCGCCAACGTCGGAACTCTCGTTCCTACTCCTTGGGTCTACGAATACGAGTACCCGATCGATTCGATGAAAGCGCGGTTTATTCCGCAGAACCTTCAGAACCAAGCCTCGGTCATCCCGGCGAACAACATCCAGATTCCAACGACGCCGTTGGTGGGAGGGATCGGCAACCAGCTCCTCGGTCAGCGCGTGCGCCCGGCCAGGTTCCTCGTGGCAACCGATTTCAACTATCCACCGCCTGCCGGCCAGAACACTTGGGATGTGCAAGGCGTCAGCCCCCAGGGACGCACCGTCATCCTCACCAACGTGCGCGATGCAACGCTCGTCTACACCGCCCAGATGCTTTATCCGAGCGTGTGGGATTCGTTGTTCAGGTCGGCCTTCGTCGCCTTCCTGGCGGCCGAAGTTGCGTTGCCAATTTGGGCGAAAAAGGATGCCAAGTTCGGACTTGCCATGCGAGCGCAACAGATCCCGATCCTCAAGGCAAAGATCGAGGAGGCGCGGCTCGTTGACGGAAATGAGGTCGGTCTTGCCACCAGCGATATTCGCTCCCCTTGGATTGACGCACGGCGCACTGGCGGTGGATGGCGCGGCGGTGGCGACTGGGGATTTGGTGGCGGGGAAGGCGTTTACGGCTACGGTTGGGATTCCCTTACCGTCGGGGGGGCGGTTTTTTGAAAGAGGCTCGCTAGATGGCGGCTCTTCATAGCGCGCTCAATCTGAGCGATCCGGTTCGAGACGGCTGTCCTGTACACCGCTCCAGCTTCTTCTTTCGTATTGTAGACGCCAAGATAGGTTGTCTTGCCGTCGATTTTAATGCGCGCCATCCACTTGCCATTTACGGATCGGACCCCTCTCTCACTCGAAATAGGTTTACTGCCGACTTTCGTGCTTTTG